TCAAAATCCAGTTGTGGCTCTAAAGGCGGTTTCAGAATTAAAGGGACCATCAAAAGTAATTTAGCTTTGATGGTACCTATATTTAAACCTTTAACTCACCATAGTGAGGAGGACCTTAAATATTTCTTCACAAAGATGGTAGAAACACATAACCAATTGATTTCTAATCTTGGCGTGATCTACGGAACTAAGCATTACAAGGCAATTTGCCAGTACTGTCTTCTTCTCTGTGAGGGACACCGTCCTAAAAATGTGGACAGAGTGTCAATCGGTAAGGTTGATAAGTGGCCAAAAGTATTTGGTTTCTTAAGACCAGTCTATCACTCTATTGTACCTACCCTTAGTGGTAAGGTACAAGAACCTAAAACCAGAGCGGAGAATCTCCGTCTCTTGCAAACGTTATTCAAAGTGAATAAAGTTTGTTCCGATTATTCTGAGTTGGACGTTGATAATTTACAACGTACATTTGAACTTTCTCGTGAATGGGAGGATTCTTTTGTAGAATACCTTCAAGACACGATGGGCGATACTCCCCCTATCGAAACTAATAGTTTCAGGATAGATGGTTTCCTTGGGAACAAGAAAGGACCTAATGGTATAACCAAGATCGATTCCGCGGGTATGGAGGCGGCGAAATTACTTTCGTCTCCTATCCACAAGAACTTTAAGTTGTTCTGTGAAATTACCGATAACCTCGCCTTTTATGAATATTTCCTGCAACATGCAGAAAGATTCAACGCTGACAATCCCGGCTTCGACCTTAGTAAGGTGAAGCTGAGAAAGTTAGTGGCGGTTCCAGATGCCGGAAACAAGTCCAGGACGGTCGCAATTTGCGACGTGTGGACTCAAATGCTTTTAGAGCCTTTTGAGAAAGAGCTCAAACATAAGATGACTCAGGAGTTTCCCGAGAAATCTGCATATTTTGACCATGCTCAAGGATTCACAAATGTGAACAACTTAGAGTGCAGAGACGATACTATATCGATCGATGCAGAATCATGGACAGACAATTTTCCAGCTCGCGTTCAATACCTAGTAGTGAAACAGCGTTTTGGACAGCAATTCGCGACAGCCTGGCAGGCTATGGCGATTACTTGTCGATGGAACGTCGGTAATACCGATCATACCATAAAATATGGAAAGGGACAAGGCATGGGAACCAAAGGTTCTTTCATGGCTGCGTCATATTCCGATCACCATGTGATAGAATATACCTACTTATCAAACTACGGAAAAATTTTACCGTATATGAAGGTAGGAGACGACTTAGTTGTTACAGATCCGAAAAATATTTTCAGGAAAATGTACAACTCTATAGGAGTCCCTATTAATAAA